CCCATCGAGAGAATTTTTCGGCCCTTAACGAAGGGGTTAACTAGAATGGCGTTAACAGTTCGCAAGCGTCGCTACGTCGAGGCGCGGCTGTCTGGCCTGAACAAGAAGCAATCGGCCATTGCTGCGGGCTATTCGGAGAAGACGGCATCGCAATCTGCCTCGCGTCTGGAGAAGGACGCGGACGTTCTGGCGGCTATGGGAAGGTTGCAGGGTGTGGTCGAGGACGTTGCCCGGTCAGAGCCCCCGCAGCCTGAGACGGTGGATGAAGCCGTAAGGGTGGCGCGGGCGACGCAACAGGGTGGCGAGACGGCTGCCACGACTGACGATCCCTTGCGGTACTTCGTGCGCGTCATGAACGACGTGGCCGAGGACCCGAAGCTACGGCTTGATGCTGCCAAGGCTCTTGCCAGCTACACGATCCCGAAGCCGGGTGAGGTGGGCAAGAAGCAGACGCGCCAGGCCAACGCGGAGAAGAGCGCGTCCGGCGGTCGTTTCGCGGCCCCTAGCGCGCCGAAGCTGGTTGTCTCGAACTAGTGACGAAGTGGACTACGGCTTGCCCGGATTGGGAGGAGCGGATCGTTTCAGGCCGCTCTCTGATACCGCTTGAGCCGCTTTACCCCGACGAAGCGAAGGCCGCCCTGGAGGTGTTCAAGGCGCTGCGGGTGGTGGATGTGCCCGGCAGCCCGACCTTCGGGGAAGTGGGCGACGAGTGGGTCTTCGACTTCGTGGAAGCGATCTTCGGGGCCTATGACGCGGAGACGGGGCGAAGGCTGATACGCGAGTTCTTTCTGTGCGTGAGCAAGAAGAACTCAAAGAGCACCATTGCTGCCGGCATCATGCTGACGGCGCTGATCCGCAACTGGCGAATGTCGAACGAGCTGCTGATTCTGGCGCCTACCATTGAGGCCGCCGGGAACAGCTTCAAGCCTGCTGCTGACATGGTGCGCGCGGACCCGGAGTTGAGCGCATCGGACGAGGGCTTCCTGCACATTCAGGATCACCTTCGGACGATCACGCACCTGAAGACCAAGGCCACCTTGAAGGTGGTGGCTGCGGACAGCGCGACGGTAGTCGGGAAGAAGGCGGCCTTCGTGCTGATTGACGAGCTGTGGGAGTTCGGAAAGCAGCCGCGGGCGGATGCGATGCTGCGGGAGGCGACGGGCGGCCTTGTGTCGAGGCCAGAGGGCTTTGTGGTGTCGATCACCACGCAGTCGGACGCGCCGCCGGCGGGTGTGTTCAAGGACAAGCTGGACTACGCGCGTAACGTTCGTGACGGGGTGATAGAGGACCCGAAGTTCCTGCCGGTGATCTACGAGTTCCCGAAGGCGATGGTGGAGAGCCAAGCCTACCTTGAGCCCAGGAACTTCCGTATTTCAAACCCGAACCTCGGAAGATCGGTCAGCAAGGAGTGGTTGGAGGACGAGCTTCGCAAGGAGCTGGCGAAGGACGCGGCAACGCGCAACACCTTCCTGGCGAAGCATTTGAACGTCGAGATCGGGCAGGCGCAGCGCAACAACCGCTGGGCTGGTGTGGACTTCTGGGAGCGGCAGGAAGATCCGAGCCTGACGCTAGAGAGCTTGCTGGATCGCTCCGAGGTGGTGGTGGTCGGGATCGACGGCGGTGGCCTGGACGACCTCTTCGGCCTCGCTGTCGTTGGCAGGGATTCGGAGACGAAGGATTGGCTCGTCTGGTGCCATGCATGGTGCCATGAGGGCGTGCTGGACAGGCGCAAGTCGATTGCCTCGCAGCTTCGAGATTTCGAGCGCGACGGAGATCTGACGATAGTTGACGACGAGCTGGCAGACATTTCGCAGATCATCGAGGTGATAGACGACATCAGCCGGCGCGGATTGCTCGCATCGGTCGCAGTGGACCCGGCGGGTCTTGGTGAGATGATCGAGGCTCTGGATGAGATCGGGGTCACGCAGGAGGCCGGCAACCTGATCGGCGCGCCGCAGGGCTGGGCAATGATGAACGCCATCAAGACGGCGGAGCGCAAGCTGGCGAACCGGACGATGCGGCATGACGGATCGCCGCTCATGTCGTGGTGTGTGTCGAACCTGAAGATCGAGCCGACCGCGACGGGCATCCGCGCGACGAAGCAGAACGCGGGCGATGCGAAGATCGACCCGGCTATGGCGATGTTCGACGCGGTGACGGTGATGAGCCGGAACCCCGAGCCGGTGCGAAAGCCGAAATACCAAGTAATGGTCTTCTAGCGGGCGCCTTCTGGCGCCTTTTTCTTTGACATGGAGGCGGACATGGATCGCGCCTATTCAGTTCTGACCGTCAAGGCGGTGGATGACGCTGATCGCGTCATCGAAGGCATTGCCAGCACGCCCGCGCCGGATCGGGTTGGCGACATCGTGGAAAGCCAGGGCGCCGAATTCAAGCTTCCCTTGCCGCTTCTCTGGCAGCACCAGCATGACAAGCCGGTCGGTCACGTCGAGTTTGCGAAGCCGACGAAGGACGGCATCCCTTTCCGCGCCAGGCTCGCGAACATCGCGGATGCCGGGCCGCTGAAGGATCTGGTGGACACCGCCTGGCAGGCTGTGAAGGCGCAGCTTGTGCGCGGCGTCTCCATCGGCTTCCGGGCCAAAGAATACGACTTCATGGACGATGGCGGCATCCGCTTCAGCAAGTGGGAGTGGCTTGAGCTTTCGCTCGTCACGATCCCCGCGAACGCCGAAGCCACCATCGACCGCATCAAATCCATCGACGCATCGCTCCGGGCCGCGTCTGGCCGGGAAACGGAGGCTGCGCCGAAGGGTAAACCCGCCGCGTCTGGCGTGAAAACCACGAGCAACAGGAGAAAGACCATGGCTCGCAAAAGCTACGCCGAACGGATTGCGGCGTTTGAAGAGACCCTTTCGGCCAAGCGTGCCGAGATGGAAGAGATGATTGAGGAGGCGGGCGACCGCACCTTCGATTCCGAGGAGCAGGATGTCTATGACGCGCTCGATCACGAGGTGAAGGAGCTTCGCGACCACATCAAGCGCCTGAAGACGCTTCAGGCCGATGCGGTGGAGAAGGCCAAGCCTGTCGAGGACGTGCGCGACACGGCCAAGGCGGCTGACATTCGCCAGGGTATTCCGGCCCGCGCCAAGGCGCCCAAGCTGGATGCGGGTATCGCTTTTGCCCGTTACGCCAAGGTGAAGGCTCTGGCTCGTCTCGACGGCGACAGCGTGCGCGAAAAGGCTCGCGAGCTGTATGGTGAAGACAGCCCGATCTACGGCATGTTCGCCAAGGCTGCGGTGGCCGCCGGCACGACTGCCGATGGCACTTGGGCCGGTCCGCTGGTCGGGGAAGAGGGCAGCGCTTTCGCTGACTTCGTGGAGTATCTGCGCCCGCAGACCATCCTTGGCCGCTTCGGCGCCGGTGGCGTCCCGTCTCTCCGGAAGGTGCCCTTCCGCACCGCGCTGCTAGGGCAAACGTCTGGCGGTGCGGGGTACTGGGTCGGAGAAGGCAAGGCCAAGCCGCTGACCAAGTTCGACTTCTCTCGTCGGACCCTTGAGCCGCTGAAGGTCGCGAATATCGCAGTCGTGACTGAGGAGCTGCTGCGGGACTCCAGCCCCTCTGCCGAGGCTCTGGTGCGTGACCAGCTCGCGGCTGCGCTGCGGGCGCGTCTGGATACGGACTTCATCAGCCCGTCGAAGGCCGCGGTCTCTGGCGTATCCCCGGCGTCCATCACGAATGGGGTGACGCCCATCGCGTCGAGCGGCAATGATGCTGATGGCGTGCGTGCGGACATCCAGGCGGTGTTCGGGAGCTTCATCGCTGCCAACAACGCCCCGACCTCGGGTGTCTGGGTGATGCCGGCGACCACGGCTCTTGCCCTGTCGCTGATGCAGAATCCGCTTGGGCAGTCCGAGTTCCCGGGCATCACCATGAACGGTGGCACTCTGTTCGGTCTGCCGGTCGTCGTCTCGCAGTATGTGCCTTCCGGCACGGTTGTCCTGGTCAACGCCAGTGACATCTACCTCGCGGACGAGGGCGGGATTTCCGTCGATATGTCCCGTGAGGCGTCGCTGGAGATGGCGGACAACCCGGAGCACGACAGCGGCACGCCTGCGGCGGCCGAGTTGGTCAGCATGTTCCAGACGAACAGCGTTGCCTTCCGAGCCGAGCGGACTTTGAACTGGGCTGCTCGTCGGGATGAGGCCGTGGCTGTGCTGAGCGGCGTTGCCTGGGGCACTCCGGCGGACCCTGACAACGGTGACGGCTAACGCCTGATGAAAGCCGGGCCGTGGGCAACTGCGGCCCGGTTCCCTTTTCTGGAGGCCGGAATGAAATTCGACGGCTACTACCACAGGGCCTTGAAGACGGCTGACCGCCGTTATCGGCAGGCGTTCGAGCGCATGGGCTACGGCCGACGCGACCTGCGTGCGGCGGAGGCGCCGAAGCCCGCCGAGGCGGACGATATGGCTGAGCTGCGCGCCGAGTACGAGCGCGTTGTCGGCAAGCG